GCAATTGGTAAAGATGCTATGAAACTTAACACTACAGGTGTTACAAATGTAGCAGTTGGTTGTGGAGCTTTAGACGCTAACACATCAGCATCTTCTAATGTAGCAGTGGGTGGAAATGCTATGGGTGCTAACACAACAGGAACAGAAAATGTTGCAGTAGGTTCAAGTGCTTTAACATCTAACACAACAGCATCTAACAATACAGCAGTAGGTTATCTTGCTTTAAAAGCTAACACAACAGGTGCAACCAACACAGCTATTGGAAAAAATTCTTTAAGATTTCATACAACAGGTTCTTTGCAAACAGCTCTTGGAAATGAAACGTTATATAATGCGACTACAGGAAATTCTAATACAGCAGTTGGAGAAGCTGCTGGATATAGTGTAACAACAGGAGACGACAATTTATTAGTAGGTAGAGATGCAGGTAGAGCTGGTCTTTCTCCATTTGGTGTTACAACACAAGACAATAGATTAGTTATGGGAAATGATAATGTTACCAATGCTTATGTACAAGTTGCTTGGACAGTTACATCAGACCAAAGAGATAAAACAAATTTTGGTACAGTTCCACATGGTTTAGATTTTGTAAACAAATTAAAACCTGTTTCATTTCAATTTAGAAAATCAAGAGAAAATGATACTCCACATGGTCCTATGCACTATGGTTTCAAAGCTCAAGATATATTAGCACTTGAGGGAGATAATAATGTTATTATTGATAATGAAGAACTTCATAAATTAAAATACAAAGGCGAACATTTAGTACCAGTATTAGTCAATGCAATTAAAGAATTAAAAGCAGAAATAGATGAATTAAAAAAGGATAAGTAGAAAATGTTTTTTGGAGCAACTACATTTTCACAAGCACCTTTTGCAGGACAAGGGACAGTTAATGCTATTGTTAATGTTACCGGTCAACAAACTAATTTTAGTATTGGTAATGTAACTGTAAGTGGAGATACATTAGTAAGTGTAACTGGAAATAGATTAAACATTTCTACAGGTAATGCTACAGTAATTGCAAATGCAATTGCAGCAGTAACAGGAAGTAGAGTTAATATTGCTACAGGTTCAGTTACATTTGCCGGTGATGCTGTAGTCAATGCATCAGGAAATAGATTAAATTTAGCAATTGGAAATGCTACAGCTCAAGGTGGAACTGGAATAATAGTTACACCAAATGGTAGTAGAATAAATGTTGCAACTGGAACAGTTACTGTAACTAGTGATGCAATAGTATCTGTTACAGGAAATAGATTAAATGTAGCAATTGGTAATGTCACAATTAGTGGAGATGCTTTAGTAAATGTTACAGGTAATAGAACAAATATTGCAACAGGTACTGTTACTGTAACTGCAGATGCAGTTGTATCACCAGATGGTAGTCAAATAGAAATATCAACAGGTCAAGTTTCTATAAGAGCTTGGAGTAATTTAGATCCTAATGCAAATCAAACCTGGACTACTTTAAATACAGGTGCTACAAGTAACTGGACAGGTGTAAATACAAGTGCTACAGGCACTTGGGTAGAAATAGATACTTCAGTTTTACCTACAAAACCGTAGTTGACCGTGTTAAAAAATTGATATAATATACAGAATAAGGAGAATATATGGCATCAAGTACATCAAGTGATTTAAAATTAGAACTCATTGCAACAGGTGAAAAGTCAGGATCTTGGGGTGGAATTACTAATACAAACTTAGAAATTTTAGAACAAGCGGCATCTGGATATTTAGCTTTAGCAGTAGGTTCATCAGACGTAGCATTAGCTTTAACAAGTTTTGCAACATCAAACGGTAAAAATTTATATTATAAATTAACAGGAACGTTAGCAGCAAACAGAACAGTTACTATGCCTAGTTCTGCTGAAAGAGTTTTTATTGTAGAAGATGCAACAGCTAGATCTTCATCTAATTATACCTTAACAGTTAAAACAGTTTCAGGAACAGGTGTAACTATACCAGTGAAATCTAAAATGGTTTTATATTCCGATGGAACTAATATTCATTCAGGACCTATGACAAAAGGTTATGTAACAGTTACAGCTGCATACACTGCAGTTGCAGGAGATCAAGTTATGGCAAATACTACAGGCGGAGCAATTACAGTAACTCTACCTGCATCACCAAGTACAGGTGATGAGGTATCTTTTTTAGATGCAAGAGGAACATTTAATTCAAACAATTTAACTATTGGTAGAAATAGTCAACCTATTGAAGGTGCAGCGGCAGATGATGTACTTAGTACAGCTGGGCAATCAATTACTTTAGTATATGTAGATTCTACAAGAGGTTGGACATATAAAACTAATACAGCATAAGGAGCGTCATAAGTGGCTCTTATTGACTTTAAAATATTACCTGGAATAGACAAACAGACTACTGGAGCTGGAGCTGAACAACGTTGGGTAGATTCTGATAATGTTAGATTTAGATATGGATTACCAGAAAAAGTTGGTGGATGGCAATCACCTATTAAAACATCTATTGTAGGACTAGCTAGACAACAACACGCTTTTGTAAGTTTAGATGGTAAAAAATATATAGTTATTGGTACAGATAAATTTTTACTTGTTTATTATGATGGTGAACTTTATGATATTACACCTTTAGCATCTACACTTAACTCTTGTACTATTACAACTGTCTCAGGATCAGCTAGTGTAACCATTACAAAAAACTCTCATGGTTTAAGTGCTGGTGATATTATATTATTAAGTCAAACAACTTTACCTTCAGGTACGGGTTATTCTACATCTGATTTTAATGATAAATTATTTCAAGTGACTTCTGTTACTAATGTAAATAGTTTTGTAATTACACAAAGCTCTAATGCAACAGGAGCAGCGGGTCCAGGTGGTAGTATAGATGTAGCTCCATATGAAGTTGTTGGACCACAAACTCAAACAGCAGGTTATGGTTGGGGTACAAATGCTTGGGGCAGTAGTACATGGGGAACTGCTTCTACAACAAGTAGCGTAATTCTAGAACCAGGCCTCTGGAGTTTAGATAATTTTGGTCAAGTATTAATTGCAACTATTGCAAATGGTAAAACATTTACATGGAATGCAGGAGCTAATAATCCATTAACTGTTAGAGCTGCACAAAATACAACTAATTTTGAAACAACAAGTAATCCTTCAGCATCTAGATTTTCAATGGTTTCACCTACAACAAGACACTTAGTTCATTTTGGAACTGTATTACCAGGAACTACAGATCAAGATGATATGGCTGTAGCTTTTTCTGATCAAGAAAATATTAATAGTTATGTTCCAACTTCTGTAAACACTGCAGGTTCTCAAAGATTACAAGATGGTACTAAATTAATGGGAACACTAAGAGCAAAAGAAACTATAATGGTATGGACAGATAATGCATTATATAACATGCGATTTGTTGGAGCTCCATTTACATTTGGATTTGAACAAGTAGGTACTAACTGTGGATTAGTAGGTCAAAACGCTGCTGTTGAAGTTGATGGTGTTTCTTTTTGGATGTCAACAAAAGGATTTTTTGCATTTGATGGTACCGTTAAAACAATACCATGTAGTGTAGAAGACTATGTTTATAGTGATATAGATCTTACAAAAGGTCAACAAGTATATGCAGGTATAAATAATTTATATACAGAAGTTATTTGGTATTATCCTTCTGCAAATTCTGAATATGCAGATAGATATGTTATATATAATTACACAGATAAAGTTTGGTATACAGGAACAGAAGCTAGAACTACTTGGTTAGATGCTAGTGTATATCCAAAACCTTTTTCTACAAAATTTACAAACACAGGAACAGCTAATTTTCCAACAGTAGTTGGTGAAGCTGGTTTAGGTAAGTCACAATTTTTTGAACAAGAAATAGGAACAGATCAAGTAGATGAAACAGGAACTGTAACTACTGTTAGTTCTTTTATTAAATCATATGACTTTGATCTACAAGGCCAAAGCGGAGAAGCAGGGGATGTATTCTTAGCGGTAAGGCGTTTTGTACCTGATTTTAAAGACTTAGATGGTAATGCTAAAGTAACTTTAGCTATAAAAAGATATCCTCAACAATCAGATACTGTAAGTAGTTTAAGTCCCTTTACAATTAACTCAAGTACTGATAAAAAAGACACTAGAGCTAGGGGTAGGTTTGTCAATGTAAAGATTGAGAATGACTCAGCTTCAGAATCCTGGAGATTTGGTACTTTTAGGTTAGATATACAACCGGACGGAAAAAGATAATGGCATTATACGAAGACGTTATTAAATATTTAAATGAAAAAAATAAAGGTGGTGGAACATCTGGTGGGATGTTTGACAACTATGATGAGTCTAAAAATCCATTTATAATGGATTTTGATAAGGACGAAGAAACTGATGCAATTCCTTTTAACAATCCTATAGTAGAAGCAGCTATAAGAGATAATGAAAGTAATGATCCTTACAATATGAATGCAATGAATAATCCAAATGTAAGAACAAAAAGAGATTATTTTGATCCAAGAAGTTCTATGACGGAGAAAACACAAAAACAAGGTTTTTCTGTTTCAGGTTTATTAAAAGGTTTATTATCAAGCGCTATTCCTGGTATGGGAATGATGAAAATGGCTAAAGGTGTTGCAGGTCTTTTACCTGCAAACAAAAGAGCTCTAATGGAAAATGATTTATTAGGTAAAGGATATAGTTTAAACAGCGCCGGTCAAATTGTAACAAATGACTATAATACTAAACAAGGTATTATGGCTGGATACAATGCAAATCAAATTGATGCAAACTCTTTTAAAAATAGAATAGATACCATAAAAGAAACAATTGGTAGAAAACAAGCTAAAGGTTTAGATACTTCTGTTTTAGAAAATAGATTAGGTTTATTAGATCAAGCTAAAACAGATTTTTTAGGTAGTACAAAAACAGCAGAAGAACTAGAAGAAGAAATTAATGATTTCAAAAAAAATCAAAGCTTCTTTCAAAAACTAGGTATTACAACACCTAATTTTACTAATAAATTTCAAAATATAGGAGTTGAAGCTGCAAATACTACAAGAGCTGCGGAAGAAAAAGCTCAAAGAGAAGAAATAGAACGTATGAGAAAAGAAAATGAAAAAAAAGGTGGCGGTGGATATCAAGGTGGATATGATAATGATTTTATGGACGGTGGAGATAGAGATACTGGAAATAATCCGGGTGATAAAGGTGGATCAGATAGTATGGGTAGTTTTTAGTGGCAAAGATAGTAGTTAGAATACCTGAACCTAGAGAAGAGTATGATGCTTCAACTCAAAAACAAATTAATAGAGCTATACAGTCTGTGGTCGATCAATTAAATTCTACATTTTTACAAGAACTAAATGAAAAATCAGATAGATATGCTTGGTTCAAAGGTGGTATATCTAAAGATGATGGCTGGGGAACTTAATGGCTAATGCATATGTAAATGGTTTTTATACACCAACACAAGCTAATACACCTGAAACTGTGTTTACTTGTCCAGATGAAACCACTACTATATTTCAAACTTTACAGCTTGTAAATGTTAGTGGTAGTAAAAATGTGTCTGTATTTATATTAGATTTTTCGACAGGAGCTTTAAATAGAATAGCTTATGTAGAGTTTGGAGGACCTTTAATTACTAACGTGTTTAAAGGGTCTATAGTTATGGAAGAAAAGGACGTATTAAAGATTGAAACATCTAATACATCTGGTATAACGGGAACAACAGCTGCTTTAGAAACAACAAGAATTTATATACCACAAGGGGCAAGTTAATGTTTATAGAAGAATCAGAAATATCTCATACTATAATTGACGGTAAAAAAATACCTGTTCTTAAATGTAAAACTGAGGTAGTATTACGTAATAAAAATACCAATTACGAATACTCTTCTGACCAAGAAGCAGAGGACGATATCGCAGATCCTAATTCTCCAACTCAAAGAGAATTTGTAGTAAGATCAGTAAAAATTAAAGTAGCTGCAATGCCATTAGGCGCAGCATCAGAGGAAAATGATGACAATAAGTAGAATGCAACAACCTAGACAACAATACGG